ATATGTATTTTGTTTGTTCTTTGAATAAGGCATACTATATGTGGTTACCTAAAAAAGGTAATGAGCACTGGAAAGTTGTAAAATAACATAAATATTCTTAGAAGAATAAAAATCTAAAAATGGATTCCAATAACCTCATCAAAAATTTACAAGAAGCATATCTTGATGTTTATACATCTGATGAAGAAATTGATGAAGCAAACAGTGGATATAATATGGATAAGATTAAAAAAGATCCTCTTGCTTCAATGACTCCTGCAACGTTCTTAAAAAAAAGAGAGGCAGGACAGCAATTTGCATCACCTAGAAGACAAGGTCCTGGTGGTGGTAGAATCCCTTCAAGTCTTGCTCCTTCAAGAACTGCTGCAAATGTTGCAGATATTACAAAAGGAAGTGAGAGAAACATTTCAAGATCACGTAGACTTCCCACTGATCCAAAGAGAACCAAAATGGTTAAAAAAGATGGTAAGTGGATGAAGGAAGCATTTGATATTGTACTTGCACATCTTCTTGATGAAGGTTATGCAGATAGTCAAGAATCAGCAGTAAAAATTATGGCAAATATGAGTGAAGAATGGGTTAACAGCATTCTTGTTGACTGAGGACACTCTATAAACTGCCACATAGACCCCTCCGGGGGTCTTTTTTTATGCTATAGTTTACTAGTAAACAAATGAGACAGATGACTTCTTTCACACCAGAAACAATCTCAGTTGAATTTACTGAATGTGAACTTCAAGATCTTCGTATTGCAATGATGGATTATACATCAAAGTGGATGAATTATCATTCAGATTGTATTTTAGGTGTAGCACCAAAAAATATGAGTCAAGAGGGAGCACGTCTTTGTTATGAAGATGCAAGAAAACTCCAAGAACGTATTATTGTACTTTCTAAGAATTTTTGATGAAACAAATTAAAATTAAAAGGATCGTAGAAGACATTGAAAAAAACCTTAAAATAGGTGAGAAATCACTTGAGGATAAAGAAAAAGGTTATCCTTATGTTGCTGGATTCTATGAAGCAACACTAAAAACAGTTTCATTTATGCTTTCTCAGGAGATTAAATGACTTCTTCAAATCTTTCTAAGATCAAACCAAAACTTCGCACACAAGGTAGGTTGTCTGGTAATTTTGGAAAGTCAAAAGTAAAAGCAGGTTCATCACTAACAGACATTGGAATTACTAAAACAAAAGTCGTGAAAATTACAACACAAGATGAATATCTTAATCGCCTGTACACTGCTTTTGATAAAGCAGAGGATTCTAAATTGAAAGGATTTCTTTATGAAGAGATTCGTAAAATTCTTGTTCAGCGAGGTCAGTGGTCAAAATGAGCTCTATGTCTGAAATTCAAAAAGCATATGATATTCTCAATGCAGTTGTTCAAAAAGAAAATGGACTGCACTTGATGGATATGACAATGTATTCATCTGATGTTGATGTTATTCAATATGAGATTCTTCCAGTTCTTGAGAGTATTATTGATTATGAACCCTCTGATGAAGAATTGTGTGGAGAACCTTCAATTACAATGAATGAAATGCACAGTGCTGCTCATAAGAGTCACATTGAGATGCATTCTTAACAACAATGTGTGCCACTTGTAGAACTGGCACAGTATGCTTGACTTTAGGCGGATAATCCCTTATATTAGGAGGGTAGTCAAGTCAAGCATATGACTTCAATTCGATTCACTTACGACATCCAAACCCAAGAAAAAGTTTATGTTGTGGTTAAGAACAATAAATATGTTTTAACCAACTCAATTACGAATGCAATTCGTATTTCCCAAAATGAAACACAAGAAAATCAATAAACCAATAAAAGAAGACAGTGAAATGTCTTTAGGTGAATTGATTGACACTCCAAAGTTTCAAAAAGAACTTTGTAAGTGCTCTCCTTGTAATTGTTCAAAATCTTCTAAACAAGTCTAATCTCAATCTTGATTATTCTAATTCTTATTTCAAAATGAAATTCAAACTATCTCTTCAAGAATACGAAAAGCAACTTAAGATTGCAAAGAAAAAATATGATAAACTTTGCAAACAATATAAAAGGTGTAAAAGTGCTTATCAAGCGGAAATGATTGCAGAAGATTTGGAGGATACACGTCAAGACGTGATTGAACTTCAAATTATTCTAAATGAAATTAGGCAAGAAAAGAAACTTCACGAATGTGATCCTTCTCAATTTGTTTACTGATAAATTACCTATAAAAACAATTATGGAAGAAGTTAATTTTTCTGGTGTATTTCTAACTGCTGAAGAGCACGGTTGCCTTTATACAGTTTGCTCTGAAGGTGAATTGTACTATACACCATTATATAAAGATGGTAGTGCAAATCTTGAAGAGTTTGATTTTGTAGATTTTGAAGAAAGTGATGCTGATGATAAACAACTTGAAGAAATTCAAGAAGTTCTTTGTAAAATGATGCAGGTTGCAGGTCTTTACTTTAGACCTGCTGTGCCAGTCTAAAATCTGGCACAAAACGCTTGCAAAAGCACCTAGGTGGTGCTATATTAAAAAAGTCGATTAAGGAGTTCTTCAATGTCTGTCAATGAAATGGTTCTTCACGATGATTACGAATCTTTTGCCAGTTATCTCGGTGTAGATTATGACGATTATTATGAAATGATCAATGATTTGAATCTTGAATCTGAGGAAATTGAGATTGAATACTCTTTGACTATTTGACTATTTGATTATTATGACTGAATTTGCAGATTTTCTTTCTTCAAGATCTAACACAACTTTACAAATGGAAAAAGTAATTGATCTCATTGAACAGTTTTGTGATGTTCTTCGTACTAACTTTCAAGAGTATGCAATTTATCAACATCGACGTTACATCTTACAAAATAAAAATGTAGAATTTCATCAAAAACAAATTGATGAAATTTGTGAAGGTGAAGGTTTAGATCAATTTGTGTATGAAAAAGGTAGGAAATATGCTAAAGTTATTCACGTAACATCAGCAGGAAACAAAAGTGCTCACGCATTCGTAGATTTGAAAACAGGTGATGTATATAAATCTGCAAGTTGGAAATCACCTGCAAAAGGTATTCGATATAATCTTCTAGATGAAAAATCCAGAACTGAAATGTATAAGCGTGCAGACTGGGCAGGTTCTTATCTTTACAGCAGATGAAAAATGAATACTATGAAGGTCTAGAAATTAGCTATCAAGGTCAAAATGGTACTATACGTTTTATTTGTGATTCTTATATTACAATGTGCATTCATTTAGATGAAGTAAAATTCAGAGATGTTTGCATTGTAATCTACCCAGAGAGATACTCTGAAGTCAAACTACTAAAACAATCTACAAAATGACTCCTGAAGAAAAGTTTCAACAACTCTTTGAACAAATGTATTCTCTTTGTAATGAACAGGGTTGGGGTGATCCTTTTTCTTATGCAAGATCTAGAGAGATTCATATGGCAGGTGTTTTGAATCATCAAATTGCAAAAGATTATAGTGGTGCTGATGCTTATGATGAAGATGGTGGAGCAGAATATAAGTCAACTATTGGCAAAAATATAAATGCAACCTATAATGGAATTAGTGTTCAGGATACTTGGGAAGAACAAGAGAGATATTTGATCGAAGATAAGATTGGTAAATATAAGAACCACTATTATGCACGCTATGAGGGTGGTAAAATTGTAGAAGTTTGGAAGTTAGATTGTAATGATGTACTTGCTATTATTCTTCCTAAAGCAAAGAAACAATATCCAAACAAAAAGAATGGCAATGCTAAAGATCCTCGTATTGGCATAACTATCTCTAAGAAAGAAATTTATTCAGTTGGAACCTGCATTTTTGGTTGATTTATGTTAAACTCTAAAAAGATTATGTATTCATCAGGAAGTAATGATGAATCATATACACCTGATTATGGTGTAAAACCAATTCTAAAATATATCCCTAAAGACGCTATCGTATGGTGTCCATTTGATACTGAAGAAAGTGAGTTTGTAAAACAGATTGGAGAGCAAAATGAAGTGATTCATTCTCATATTGAAGATGGGTGCGACTTCTTAACTTATGAACCAGAGTTTCATAAGTGGGATGTAATCGTGTCAAATCCACCTTTTACTAATAAGAGAAAATACTTTGAAAGAGCATTATCATTTAACAAACCTTTTGCAATGATAATGACGAACACTTGGTTGAATGATTCTGCACCAAAGCAATTGTTTAAGGATAAAGATCTTCAACTTCTGATGTTTGATAAAAGGATGAGATTTACTAATCCTGATGGTAGACCTAACGATAAGATTACATTTAGTAGTAGTTATTATTGTTGGAACTTTCTTCCAAAACAAATGATCATAGAAGAACTTGATGTGCCAACTAAGAAAGCGGCACAAAGCACTTGACTTCTAAGTCAATTCTCTGTATAGTTACGAAGTAAAGAAAAAAACAATGTACGAATCCACACTTGACCTTTTTTGCAACGAAGATGATGATAAATTTGCTGAAGAGTTCTGGTTGGAAATTGAAAGGAAAGCAGCAGAACTAGAAGTAACTGTTGATTATTTTATGATGGAATTTATGTGATTCCTTTGCCCTTATAGTTAAAAGGTATAACAGTTGCCTTGTAAGCATCAATTTCCAGTTCAATTCTGGATAAGGGCTTTTACTTAACAAAACTGTGCCACCTGTAGAACTGGCACAGTAAATGAGCACAGACCCCAAAATGGTCTATATTGGTTAAGTGGTCGAGAGGGACCACACTCAAATTTTATTCTTTTCTATGCCACTTCTTTCTTATCAAAAACTTGCTGTTTCTCAGATCAAAAAGCATAAGAAAGGAACTATCTTCATTCCTACTGGTGGTGGTAAAACATATGTCTTTATGACAGATGCAAAGAATCGTATTCAAGAATCTGATTCTCCACTCACTATTGTTGTTGTTGCTCCTCGTATTCTTTTGTCTGAGCAACTTGCATCTGAGTTTCAAGAGTTTCTAAAAGATGAAGAGATTTCAATTACTCACGTTCACTCTGGACACAAGAATGGTACAACAAAACCACACGTAATTGCAACTTATGATGCTGCTATAAAAGCACTGAATAAACATCATATTATATTCACAACTTACAAATCTCTTGAGAGGGTGAATGAGTCTGGCATTCCTATGAATGTTGTTTATTTTGATGAAGCACATAATGCAGTGAAACCAGCAACTCAAGTTGGTGTTGCCCATACTTCTCAAGTCTCAGATAATACTTACTTTTTCACTGCAACTCCAAAGATTGCAATGAATCAGACAAATATCTATGGTTCTAACATTGTCTCGGTGTCTGCTACTGAATTGATAAGCGCGGGAACTATTCTTTCCCCTAAAGTGGAAACTTATGAGTTCAACGAGATACGAACGAAAGAGAATGCACCACTTGTCGATGCAAGTAATGTCATAGGTATTCTTAGTGAAGTCGAGGAAGAGAATCCTAAAGTTCTGGTTGCAGCACCATCAACAAAAATCATTTGGGAGTCATTGTCACAGACTGCACTGTTGAATGATCTGAATGCAATGGGTTACACAGTTATGCATATCACTTCAAAGCACGGTGCATATATCGACAGGAAGAAAGTAAGTCGTGGAGTATTCTTTGAAAAACTGACAGAGTATGGAAATGATCCCACAAAGAAAATCATTGTGTTTCACTATTCAATCCTGTCAGAAGGTATCAATGTGCCCGGATTGACTCATTGCATTATGCTTAGGAATCTTCCGACAGTTGAGATGTTACAAACAATCGGTAGGGTCATTCGAGTTGCAAAGGAAGACAGAGATGCTATTGAGAAGAGAAAGATTCAACCAGGGCAATTTGAGTTCTACAAAAAGTCGGAGGGCAAAATTATCATCCCAATATCTAAGGGATACGGAGCTAACATTCAACGGAACATTCAGAATCTCGTTGATGCGGTATTTGTCCAGGGTCAGACTGTAGTTTCTTAAGTTTCCGCGATTCCAAATTAACTAACATTCATTTTTCCGCAATTATGCCACGCTTTGAAGCACAAATTTGGGTTGATGGAGAACTCCCTTATCAGGTTGAAACTAATGCGGCAAATGTATTTGCTGCTAAAAACATCATTGCAAGGCGTGAGGGTGTTAAAAATCATCAAGTTCAACGTGTTTTTCAAATAAATGATGACAATGATTCATTCGACTCTGACACTAGTGATGAAGGAAATTTTGATCTAGGTGGAACATTTGCATTGATCATTATTGGTATTTGTATTGTATTTTGGAAGTGGGTATTAATTATTGGATCAATTGCATTCATTGCTTGGTTAATCTATTATTTCAAGAGTGAGTAAGAATAATATGTGCCAGTTGTAGAAGTGGCACAGAACACTCCCAAACCGCCTCCATATGCCCTATAATTACGAAGTAATCAATCAGAGACCTATGTTTGTTGTTTGTCCTGTTCAATACAATCTAATGGATGCTGAATGGTATGATAACATTGATGACGCATCTGATAATGCACTTGAATGGAGTGTTGATCTTCAAGGATCTAATGTGAAAGTTTATGAGGCAATCTATCAAGATGATGGAAGTTGTTCTTTCAAAGCGTTAAAATCTATCTGTGCCTGAAATCTTAAATTATGAGTTTAATTAAGTCTGAACTTATGGATATGCTCACTGCCCGTGAACAATTGATGGAAGACATTGATTGTATCATTGAATCAAATTTAGGTGAGATTGATTACAAAGATGATGTAATCCGTCAACTTTGTGATGCTGTTTGTAAAAACTTTCCAATTAACAAATGAACGAACAACAACTTGAACAACTCAAACTCAATTATGCTGAGATGATTGTTGATGGTATGGATATGGATAGTCTGATTACTTTTGCTGTTGAGAGTATTGAGCAGAACATTAAAGATTGGGATGAGGATGATGTGAAGGAAGAGATTGTTGAGTATTATGGTGAAGACACACTGAATGATTTGCTTCCCAAACCTACCATCAGTGAGTTAGAATTATCTGCACCTGATTATGGTGTAGGAAAATGATACCTTGTGCCACCTGTAGAAGTGGCACTAACAACCCCCATAGCGCCCCCTGAGGCGCTATAATTACGAAGTAATCAATCAACCACTATGGCAACTCGATACAGTGTCCTCTGTCCTTCACAACCTCAAGAATCTGAATCTGTATTAACATTAGATCAGGCGTGGGATGTATGTTATGATCTTGCCGAAGAGTTTGGTTATGCTGAGGTGAGAGATCCCAATGGTGATTACATTGGAGATTGTGGTAATCCTGCATCATTCTTTAACTGATTCAATCAACCCATTAACAAAATGACTACTTCTACACTTTCAACTGAAACCTATCAAGGTTGGGCAAATTACGAGACTTGGAATGTCGCACTTTGGATTGGTAATGATTATGGACTTTATAATCAAGCAAGGAGATCCAAAAACTATCAAGATCTTGTGAACTATTTGTATGAGTGTGGATCAACTGAAACTCCAGATGGTGTTGAATGGACTGATACAAAGATCGATGGTATTGCTATCAATGATATGATGAAAGATCTCTGATTGATGATTGACCTGATGATGTCATTAAACTCATTGTATTGTACATTCTAACTTCTTCTTTTATTATGACTTCTTCAACTATTGAATTCCCCCGTAATGTTGCTATTGATATGCTTCGCAAGGGAAACAATGGTAATGAGATTCTTCAGATCCTGAATGTTATTGTTCCTGATCAAGATGATGCACCTAACGAAGGTACACTAGAACCCATCGAATTCTGATGCCACTGTGCCACCTGTAGAAGTGGCACAATAAATGAGCATAGACCTCAAAATGGTCTATACTGTATAGGTGGTTGAGAGAGACCACACTTTTGTTCTTTACTCCTTCTCTTCAATGACTACAGCACAACGAATGGAACGTCAATTCTTTATTCGATTCATCACACTTGTCAATGATGTGCAAGGATATACTCAACTGCCTTCTGAGATTAATTCTTCGCGGAAGTCAAGTTGGATGAAACAGGTAAAGAATCCAAAGATGAAGAAAGATGCACTGTCTTCCGTGAAATAATGGTATAATTGTTAACATATTAAAAATATGTTAAAAAACCATTTAATCTGTTCTTATTGTGTATCTAATGTCTCTTAATGTCTCCACTTATTGTAGTCTTGGCCTGCATTATATCACAAAAACTTCGTGGTGTCAAGAGAACTGGGACACCTGACAAAGTGGCACACTGGGAGTTTTCCACAACCCTGTGGAAAACTATTTTTCCACAAGTAATTAATAGTTTTCCACAGGGTTGACATTAACTCACAAATGCACTATGATATTAGGTGAGATAGCAGTTGTTATATACCACCCCCCCTATTCGTGCATTTGGAAGTATGATATTACATAGCAGTTCGTATTCGTTATGCGTCCTCTAAGGTGTATAGAATCGTCTACAATCGTATTGAGAGGTTATTCGAGTATAGTTCGTGGTTTAATTCTTATTACGTCTTGTGGAGGGTTATAGAATGTCGTTGTAAATATTCGATTTACTCGTAGTTTATATTCGTGTGAGTTATATAATTATAATTAATCTGTCGTGGTATATTATAAACAATACAACTTACAGATCTGTCTATTAGTTTACTATCATCGTATATGTAATACTAATAGACAGTGAGTTTAGTATTCGTTATACCTGCAATATTATTGTTAATAATTAGTATTCGTTCATAGGCAGTTATACCGGGGGTTATGTGTTAATTATTATCGGTAATGCGATATAAAAAAGGCAAACAACCCTAACCTACAACGAACCAAAATCGAGAGAGAGATTTCGAGTTAATAAAAAAAATTTTTCGATAATTTTTTCCGAGAAACCAAAAAAAAATCCGTGGTAAAAAACCTGTGAGGAACTTGATTGACAAGGAATAAATAATCGAGTATCATTGAGTTGGTACGATATAACCTAATTATTACTTAAGATGGCAAAAGGATTTAAAGTTAAGGCGACAGCACCTACAAAGGCATCCGAAGGGGAAACAGGGGATAGTCTATTTGATATCGAAGAATGTAAGGAGAGAATCAGAGGGAAGACGATTGTATTCTGCCTTCCAGGCAGGGGCGTTTCGTATCGCTATCTGAAGAGTTTCGTACAGTTGTGTTTCGATTTAGTTCAGGCAGGAGCAAGCATTCAGATCAGTCAGGACTATTCAAGTATGGTCAACTTTGCTCGATGCAAATGCCTAGGGGCAAATGTACTGAGAGGACCGGACCAACTTCCTTGGGATGGAAAGTTGACGTACGACTATCAGTTATGGATTGACTCAGACATTGTTTTCAACACCGACGCATTTTGGGCAGTGTTTGCAATGGACAAGGATATTGCTTGCGGATGGTATGCAACAGAAGACGGAAGGACTACAAGTGTCGCGCATTGGCTTGAGGAGGATGACTTCAAGAACAATGGGGGAGTAATGAACCACGAGATGGTAGATACCATTGGTCAGCGTAAGAAGCCATTTACAGTTGACTATACAGGATTTGGTTGGACACTGATCAAGAAGGGCGTATTTGAGCACTCTGAGATGAAGTACCCTTGGTTTGCCCCACAGATGCAAGTCTTCGACTCTGGAGAGGTTCAGGATATGTGTGGAGAGGACGTTTCGTTCTGTCTCGATGCTAAGAAGGCTGGATTTGAGATCTGGTGCCATCCACAGGTCAGAGTTGGTCACGAAAAAACCCGAGTCATTTGATTATTATTTTTTATGAGTCATCTACTAGTAAATTTACCCTCAGAAAAAGTTTGGGTTAGAAAAGAATATCTAAGAGATCTCAAAGATGGTCACGGTGAATTTGTAGAAGGTGTCTGGGTATCGGTTAAATCGATTCCTGGACGTGCCTTTTACTTTGAGACCTATTTACCAGAATACGGTGCAATGTTCGATAAACTTCCTATCAGTGCATTTGTGTCTAGACCTGAAACTCCTACTCCAGATCTAGATCTACCAAACCTACAGTTCTGGAATTGTATGGATTATGGAGTTACTACAATTTGTAAACAATTCACTGCTTCAATGGATTGGCAAATTAAAACTCGTCATTTTGGAAATATGAATGGTTATTATGTTTGCACATTGGATAATTATCATGCAAATCCAGATGTAATTGATTATTCTACAAGTGAATCGCCATCTGAACATAAGTCATTTAATGTAATTAACTTAAAAAATGGTCAGTTTGCATTGTATCCAAACAATAGGTGTAGAATCTTTGATCTTAGTTTAACTCCAGAAAATCCAAAGGATCCTGACTTCAAAGTTTCGACTGAATATTATCAGGTTGAGAATGATATTGGTTGGGGAAGACTTGGTGATACTGATGAGTATTTCTGGGAGACGACGGATGAAAAGTATTCAAGTCTATCAGTTACTCTTCCTATGCCAAATGATATAACGGATGAAAAAGATTCAATCTTAAGGTTTGAGAGAATTTAGGTGTTAGAAAAATAAATATTAGTTGGATAAAATTTTGAGCAAATGAAAACAGAAAAAATCAATATATACTGTCAGGGGAGAAAGATCTACCACGGTCTTTCTGAAGAATCAATGTTTGAAGTTCTTGATCAATTAACTGAAGAATTTTATGCAACAGGGGTTCCCCTTCCTGAGGAAATTATGGTAGAATACACAAGTACCGAAGGAGATTAATTATGGCACTGCGTCCAGGGAAAAATGGAAAGGAGACTATCGAAAGTCGTCCGAAAAAAACGAGACAGGGAAGTTCGCAATATACGAAACTCTCTGCATCATCTCGGAATGGAAAGCGAAAACGTTATAGGGGTCAAGGTAGATAATTCTTTACAACTATTTCTGATTTGAGAGTCTGTGTCTTTTACGTAGTTTAAATGTCAAATACTCTCAGAAAACTGAATAGCGTTAACTTAACGACGCTCTTAATCACTGTGATGGCATCTTCTGCCCTTATTAAAATGTCGGTAGCGTCATTATATCTTGAGGAATACTTCGACTGAATTTTCTCAGATCATATGAAGTCTCGAAAGAGACTTCTTTTTTTATGCTTGGAATTATTTTAAGGTAATCATATCGCGTTTCTTTCAATAAGCGCACGTCGAATTTCTTTCAATAAAACTCAAATAAATACATATATAATTTTTGAGAAAGACAAAGTGCCTCTCAATGCAGTATCAATAGGATTTAAAGATATCAGTCTATCTTTTTTAAGAAATCCTGTAACAAATGATATTACATCTTTAAGAAATGAAGATGCAATAAAGAAATCAGTATTCAATTTAATTAGGACTCAGGTAGGAGAAAGGTTCTTCAATTCTCTTCTAGGTTCAAATGTTGAAGGATCCCTATTTGAACTTGCGACAGATAATTTACTTGATCCACTAGAGATTGAAATTAAAAACGTAATTAATAACTTTGAACCTAGAGTAATATTAAGGGAAGTTGAAGTTGATCCTTTACCAGATAGAAATACATTAAATATTTCTATATCTTACGATATTGTTGGATTAGGTGCTCCTACACAAACAATTAACTTTGTATTACAACCAACCCGATACTAATGGCATTTACACAACTAACGAATTTAGACTTTGATCAAATTCGGGAATCAATTAAGGACTACTTAAGATCAAATTCAAACTTCACAGACTTTGATTTTGAAGGATCCAACTTTTCAATACTAATTGATATTCTAGCTTATAATACTTATTTGACAGCCTACAACACCAATATGGTGGCGAATGAGGCGTTCTTAGACTCTGCTACCGTTCGTGAGAATGTAGTATCACTTGCACGTAATATTGGGTACGTTCCACTGTCTCGTAGGGCAGCTAGAGCGAGTGTATCTTTCTCTGTATTTGATATTCCAGACAGTTCTTTAACGGCAACTATCAAAGCAGGGATTCTTTGTACAGGAAATTTTAATAATACAAGTTTTATTTTCTCAGTTCCTGAGGATATTCAGGTTGGAGTTGTAAATAACAGAGCAGATTTTTCAGATATTGATATCTTTGAAGGAACTTTGATCACGAAAAAGTTCACAGTAGATGATTCTCAACCAAATCAAAAGTATATTTTACAAAATCCTTTCATTGATACGTCTACAATTAGAGTTAAAGTTAAAAATACTTCTACAGATGCTACCGAAGAGGAGTATACTCAGATTGACAACATCATAAACATTGATTCTGACTCTAAAATTTTCTTAGTTCAAGAAGTTTCTGATGAAAAATATGAAATTTTCTTTGGAGATGGTATTTTAGGTAAGAAATTAAGCAATAATAATGAAATTACCGTGACCTATATTGTAACAAATGGAAGATCTGGCAATGGAGCATTAGATTTTACGTTCTCTGGTAACATTTTAGACAATAATTCCGCAAATATTAGCGGAGGAACCGGACTTGTCATTACAAATGAACCAGCATCAAATGGAGATGAGATACAAAGTATCGAATCAGTACGTTATTATGCACCAAGACTCTATTCAACGCAGTATAGAGCGGTAACTGCAGCAGATTATGAGGCAATTATACCCTCAATTTTCCCAAATGTAGAATCTGTCACTGCTTTTGGTGGAGAAGAACTGGATCCACCAAAGTTTGGAACGACATTTCTTGCCATAAAGCCTAAAAATGCAGATTCTTTGAGTGTATTTTCTCAAGATTTGATTCGTCAGTCATTAAAGAAGTATTCTGTTTCTGGATTAACGGTAGAATTTGTTGATGTTAACGTACTTTATGTAGAATTAATCAGTACATTCTACTATAGTTCCAATTTAATTGCATCTCCATCAGATTTGACTTCTAAAGTTATAAATTCTTTAACAAAATTTGCAAATTCTTCCGATTTAAATAAGTTTGGTGGAAGATTTAAGTATAGTAAAGCAATTCGTATTATTGATGCAACAAATGAAGCGATTACTTCCAATATCACAAAAGTAAGAATTCGTAGAAATATCCCAGTAACTCTTAATTCTCCAACAAAATATGTAATTTGCTTTGAAAATAGATTCAATGTTTTAAATAAGAAAAATAATATTCGTTCAACAGGATTCAAGGTTAACGGTATTAATGAAACAGTTTATATCGGTGATCAACCAGATTCTGATTTGTCTAAAGGAACTTTATTTTTATTTTCTTTTAATCAAGATGAAGTTTCTATCAAAGTTCAAAATGTTGGAACTATAAATTATACCACAGGAGAAATTAATATAGATAATATAAATGTAACTTCAACTGTTTTACCAAATAATATAATTGAAATTGATGCAATTCCACATTCAAATGACGTAATTGCTAAAAAATCAATTTATTTGAAACTAGATATTGGAAGAAGTGTAATCAGTCCTGTAAAGGACATAATTTCATCAGGAGAAAATGTTTCAGGAAGTAGATTTACTCCAGAATCAAGTTATTTTTCAGACTCAAAAATAAGAATTTAAAATGAATCAAGATAAAAAAGTAATTAAAATTAGTGATGTTGTCGAAAATCAAATTCCAGAATTTATTTTCACAGATAATCCAAATTTTGAAGAATTTTTAAAGCAATATTACATATCACAAGAGTTTCAAGGCGGAGTTGTAGATCTTGCTGAGAACTTAATTGATTACAAAAATGCTGATTCATTTGATTCAAGCAATTTAATTACAAAAACAACATTATCTTCAGATATTGATCCATTTTCTGAGACTATTAATGTAGAATCCACTACAGGTTGGCCAAAAACTTATGGTCTTTTAAAAATTAATAATGAAATTATAACTTATACTGGAATTACTACAAATTCTTTTACTGGTTGTGTGAGAGGATTTAGTGGGATTCAATCTGTTTCCAAAGAAAATGATCCTGAATTCCTTGTATTCTCACAATCAGAATCAGATTTCCACACTAGTGGAGACTCTGTAGAGAATTTAAGTAATTTATTCTTAATTGAATTTTTCAAAAAGACTAAATCTCAGTTTATTCCTGGATTCGAAGACCTAAATTTTGATTCTAGAATTGATATTCCTAACTTCATCAGCAAATCTAAAGACTTTTATAGATCTAAAGGTACTGATGAATCTTTTGAAATTTTATTTAAAGTTCTTTTTGGTGAAAAAGTAGAAGTAATTAAACCAAAAGACTTTTTATTCACACCTTCAGATGACAAATGGATTGTAGTTGAAAACTTTATTTGTGATTTAGTTGAAGGAGATCCTTTAAAGATAAGTGGTCAGACTCTGTTCCAAAGTGAAAATGATTCAGGTACTATTTTAGAAGCTAGTGGATCAATTTATGCCATAAGTTCTTTCAATGTTAGAGAAAATATTTTTTATAAAGTTAGCATATTCTCAGGATTTTCTAACAACTTAAGTCCAAGAGGATCTATTTTTGGAGAATTTAAAACTACAGCAAAAACATATGTAGTTTCTGATGTTTCCGAAAACAGTAGCACTATTCCGGTAGTATCTACAATTGGATTTGATCTTAGTGGTAAGTTAGTTATTGGTAGTTCCGAAATAACATATACAGATAAAACTTCTACAGAGTTTTTAAATTGTTCGGGAATAGTAAATTCTATATCAAATTCTACAGAAATATATTCTGATAACTTTGTATTCTCATATGAAGATGGTGATATAAATTCCATTGTAAAATTAAGAATAGTCAATACAATTTCAAATATTGATTCTAGTGACTTAGTATTAATTAATGAGGGTGATCAAATTAATATTAAAGGTTTAGGATCTACTAGAAATAGTATTTTTACAGATTCTTTAAATTATAATGTACCATCAGTAATTTCAGCAGGAAAGGTTTTCCCTGCTGAAGAAGATTTAGGAGAATTTGAAGAAGGTATTAATATTAATGGTTTTGTGAAAACAAAGTTTCCACATTATTTAAAAAATGATGATGATGTTGAAATATTCAACTCATCTAGAAATATTAAAATTGCTAATGCTAAAGTTAGTAATGTTAATACTTCTAGATCTTTTGTAATTAATAATTCATCAGGACTTTCTGAATTTATAAACAATGAAATAAAAATAAGAAGAATTCCTTTTAGATCAAAATCTTCACTTTATCCCGAAGTTGATAAAAAATTTGCAGTCAATGTTCAGAATTCATATGAAGACACGGATAATTATTACTTAGAGTCTAATGGATTTCCAGATAATGATATAAAACCATACAAAAAAGAATATAAATTTACTGTTGAAAATGAAAATGGTCTTTTAAGTATAATAAGTGACTCTAATAATAGATCTGAGCATATTTTTCAAAATGGAGATATAGTAAGAGTATCTAATATAGTTGGAGTTTCTACTGTACTATCTAATAATGTTGATTATTATATAAAAAGAATAAATGTATCTAGTTTAAAATTATCTAGAAGTTTACTTAATGTATTAAAAGAAGATTTTGTAATCCCTGAGGTTGATATTGAATGCACTTTGACATCTAAATCATTATCTGGAAAGCAATTAACTTCTTCAAAATCATTTAAAAAGATACCAAAAGATATTGACTATACTAGAACTGAAGAAACTACAAAACCAGGATCAATTGGAGTTTTAGTTAATGGAGTAGAAATTCAAAATTATAAATCTTTAGATAAAATTTATTTTGGCACTTTAGAAAATATATTAGTTTTAAATTCTGGTTCTGGATATGATTTATTGAATCCTCCTACTTTTAAAATTGGAATTGGTTCGGAAGTTGATACTGTATCATCAATTATTCCACAATTAGAAGGAAAGGTTGAAAGTATATTTGTAGATGATCCTGGTTATGATTATGTTGAAACACCAATTGTTACTATAAGTAATGGAAGCAATGAAGAAGTTAAGACTGAAGTTAGAATGAAACTAATTTCAAGAGAACTTGAATTTAATGCAGGAAACTCTGATGTAGTTGCAACTTTAGACACTGAAGAAAAGTTTATATTTACAGAACCTCATAGATTGATTGTTGGAGATGGTGTAATATATGATTCTCTTTCAGGCACTAAAATTGGTATTGGAACTGAGTCTAGTGACGGTACACTATTAGATAAATCTGTATACTATGTTTCTTCTATTGGCGCTGGAACTTCTTTTAGACTAGCTCCAACGGTAAAAGATGCTATAGATGAAACAAACTTGATTAGACTTAGAACTCTTGGAACTGGACTTCAGAAGTTTACTTCAGTAAAAAAAGTAAAAGTAATAGATTCAGTCAACTTGACTGATATTAATCCCACATTAAGATATAAAAAAATTGTAGCTAAAGCAGATGATATTAACAAATTTGACAATATTATCAATATAAAAAATCACGGATTTTTATCCGGAGATGAAATTTCATATTCATTCTCTAATGGTAGTGGTTTAACTAATCTTTCAACATCAGAATTTTATTATATAATTAAAATTGATAATAATAGTTTCAAATTATCATCTACAAAAGATTTAGAAAGTATTGTAGATTTTAATTTACCTGACAACGATACAGTTCATCTATTTGAGTATTCTCCAATAAAAGTAAATATTATAGGTTCATTAACTGTATCTGGTATATCTGAAATAGGAACTCCTGCAGTATTAACTCCAGTAGTAAGAGGATCAATTAATGAAGTATTAATTGAATCTTCTAAAACTGATTATAACACATCTGCTCGTACATTTTTAAATTTTAATGTCAATCCACAAATTAAAGTAAATGATGGAAAAGGTGCTTTCTTACAACCAGTTATTGAAAATGGTAGGATAACTAATGTTATAATTCTAAGTCAAGGTGAAAACTATTTTAACTCATTAGATTTAGAAGTTATTGGTAGTGGTAGTGGAGCAAAACTAAGTCCAGGAATTGTAAATGGTAAAATTACAAGTGTAAAAATTGTAAACAAAGGTATTGGATATGATTCAAATACCACAATTAGAATAAAAAATATAGGATCAGGATTTAGTGCAATAGGTGAAATTAAGAATTATACATTAAATGAAGTTGCTAGGTATAAAACTTCAATACTAAAAAGAGGGATTATAGTCAATGATGTTTACAGACCACAGAATAACATATATGGAGTATATAATCTAACCAATACTCTAAAGAATCTTCTAGGTGCAAATAATTCGAACTTACATTCTCCTATAATTGGATGGGCTTACGATGGATGTCCAATTTATGGACCTTTTGCATTTGAGAACAATGATGGAACTGGTAATATAATTGAAATGACCAGTAGTTATAAAAAATCAAAAATACAAAGAATTACAGATGTTATAGAAGATTTTAAATTCGTAGAAAATATAGGATCTTTAGATAAGCATAATGGAAGATATTGCATTACACCAGAATATCCAAATGGAGTTTATGCATATTTTGCAACTTCATCTTTTCCATTCTTCATAGGAGATACATATAAATTCAAACCATTACAAGAAAACTTTGAATTTAATTTTAGTCAAAATTTAGACTTTAATAAATTAGATATAATCAAATATACTTTACCATATTATGTTAAAGATCAATTAAAATACTACGATTATTTTGATTACAGACCAAATCCAAAAAAAGAAGAAGCAATTGTACTAAAAACTTTATCTGGTGATATTGATAATGTCGAAGTAATAGATTCTGGTGAAGGATATTCTATAGGTAGTAAACTGACATTTGACAATGATGGTACAGGTGGATTTGGAGCATCAGCAGAGATTACTGAACTTTCTGGAGTTGGAATTACAACAATAAATTCTAATACAAAAACAGTTCAAAATATAACATTTGTTTCAAATAATAATATAATTACAGGAATTGCTACAACTGCACACAATTTCAAGGATGATTTCTTTATAAAAATTTCAGGAATTACTGATTCTAATTTTAAATCATTGAATGGAGTTAAGCAAATAAATGTAAATGAATTTAAAACAAGTCTAGATGAAAATTTAGATTCTGAATCTAATACTGGAATTGTAACTTCAATTAAAATTAAAGATTCTATAAAAATTTTTGATATAGATTCAGAAATAAAAATTTCCGATGAAACTTCTACTGTTATTGGTTTTGACTATTTAAACAATAGAGTTAATATTTTAAGAGAATCTTCTTCTCCATCATCTTCTATTGGTTCTTTAGTTGAGTTAAAACAGAATAAATTTAGTTTTAATGAAAGTAAATCTCTAGATCTTCCAGAAAAAGATGTATCATATTATTTCAATTCTGATCTTGTTTCATTAGGATCAGATACTTCTGCAGGTGCTGGAAATACTGTTACTCTAGAACCACTTGGAGCTGGAGTTTCTCAAACGAAATATATTAGGACAGCAGGAATATGGATGCCTAATAATGAATTTAAGTCTGGAGAGTCAGTATCATATTCTAACAATTCAGCATTTTCAGATGTTCAAAGTGATCAATCCTTATCTAGTTTTTCAGAATTGTATATTGTAGATTTTGGAAACAGTGTAATTGGATTGACAACTATTCAAAACGATTTAAGTGGTTTATTATATTATACTGATAAAGGAACAGGAAGACTTCACAAATTAAATACAAACAGATCTGTAATTTCTGGTCAAGCAATATTTAATGAAACAGTTGTTTCTACAGCATCTTCTCACGGATTAGATGTTGGAGATGAAGTAAGTTTAAAAGTAATCTCTGGATTAACTACAACTTATACTGCAACTTACAATCAATCAGATGCAAAACTTCAAATTGACGGACAAAATAATCCTGAAATAAATGTTTATAGAAATCAAAAAGTTGTATTTGATACTTCAACCGATACATTCTTAAGTGGTTCAAACGCTGAATTTAAATTATATACAGATAGTGAATATAAGAATGAATATATTGGAACTGGAACTTCTGGAGTAGAAGTTGTAGTTGGAGTTGGTTCTTTAACTTTAAATGTTACAGATACAACTTTATCTACTCTTTATTACAATTTTGAATCTGATACTAAAAAAGTTTTTGATGATAAAACTGTTACTAACAATAATAGAATCAATATTCTAGAAAGTCTTTATAATGTTACTAGTGGAATAGTAACTAATACAAATCAAACTTTTACAATAAACTTACCATCTTCTCCAGAGGAAGATAATTACAATTCATCAGATTCTAATAAATTGTCATATACAGTTAAAAAGTCTGATGTTTTAGGTCCTATTTCTAAAATAAAATTAACTTCTAAAGGAGTTGATTATAAAAAAATTCCATCTATAAAAAGTATAGAAGGTGATGGAAAATCTGCTGTATTAGTCCCTACAACAAAAAATATTGGAAGAGTATCAGAGATAGGTCCAATATCAATTAATGTTTGTCCTTCAGATAAAACTTTAGTTCCTGAATCAAATTCATATTCAGTTTTATATTTAAAAAACAACTATGAAGTATCATCAATAGACTTAACTTTCTCTGGAAAAAATTATCTAACTCCTCCTAAAGTAAAACTATTCAATAGTAGTAATAATTCACTTGACGATTCTTTTAGTGCATTTTGCACTCTAAAAGGAAATACTGTTGATCAAATTTCAATTTTAAATCCTGGAAGTGGATTAAGTAGATTTGGAAATAAAATAGTATTTACTGATAATTCTAATGGAGTAAAGATTCTAAGTGCATCTTCTGTTCAAGATACACCATCAAATTTTGTAATAACATTAACTGTTGAAACTCCTTTAGCTGGATTTACAACTTCAAATCCACCACCATTTAGTATTAATGATGAAATATTTGTTGAAAATCTTGGTACTAATTTTGACTCTTCAGATTATTCTTATAATACATTCAAAGTAATAGGAATAGTTACTAATTTTAGTAGTCAAAATCAAACAACAATAACATATGAAGTTCCAAGAAGTGTTGGAAGTGTAATTTCATATGATAAAGCTTTTGTAATTAATGCAAATGATCTTCCAAAAGCAAATGTCTTACTTACTCAAAGTTCATTTATTGCTGGAGAAGAAATTAATAGCGAAAAGACTATATCAAACAAAAAAGATAGTTTAACAAAAAATATTGTAAAGATTGAAGATTTAAAATCAATAAAAGTTGGTAATAAAATAAAAGGTAATTTAAGTTCTTCTGAAGGTGAAGTTGTTAAGATTGATAATTACAATTCAAAATTTAATATTGATAATAGTGCTTCTGAGATATTTGGATGGAAAGAATCTAAAGGTAAACCTTCTTCAAATGAGCAAACTTTATCAGATAATGATTACTATCAAAATTTTTCATATTCTTTGAGGAGTAAGTTACAACTTTCTGATTGGAATTCTCAAGTTTCAGATTTAAATCATATTTCTGGATTTAAAAAGTTTAGTGATTTGCAGATAGAATCCGAATTTAATTCATCTGTAGTAGAATCCACTGCTTCTTCTGATGTAAATTTATCAATAAATTCTTTTGGAGATATAACAACAAAAAATAACTTTGATCTAGTTTTAGAACTAGATATTGAAGATAATAATAATCAGTTCTCAGAACTATTGAAGTTTAAATCTAGAAAACTTTCAGATTTTCTACTTTCAGAAGAAAATAGAGTTTTGCCAATAGATAATATATCATCAAATTTCAACAATCAAGCTAGATTTGCTGAAATTGTTGTGGATACTTTACCAACAATTAATACTGGAGGTATTGTTGCAAAATATTTTGTTTTCATAGAATCTACAACCTCATTGTTTACAGATTTTGAGCTTCCTACATTGGCAGAAGTTTTTATAACTAAAAAAAGTAATAGTTTAGATGATGATACTGTAAGTGCAATTTCATATTCATATTTTGAAGATATTGACTTAGGTACATTTACTGCTACAATAAATCCTCAAAACCAAAATGAAATTTTCTTGAAGTTTGTACCAAGAAATATTAATAATATTTTATCTGCTAGAACTATAGTAGATTTTATTCCTTTAAATGTAACTACAGAAACTGTATCATATGGTAATGTAAATAGTTTAGCAACTACTACATCATTTTCTGCAGAAAGTTCCCCAACTCAAAAGGAAGTTATATTATCTTCATTATCTGAGTGTCAATCTGGAACAGTTTATGTAGGAATTTCTTCATCTTCTGGTGTAATTCAAGAATTTAAAGAACTTGGATTTAGATATGACGGTACAAATGTTGCATTTTCCGTATATGCCGAAAGTAGAACATCAGATTTAGGCGATATTGCAGTATCTACTAGTGGTACTGATTTAGTTCTTACATATGATGGAGTTCCTAATGTAGGTGTAACTTTATACGTTGACACAATTTTACTTGTAGAAACTGAAACTTCTCCAAATGAAATACAAAGCGACTTTGGATTGATACGTAGTGAATCATTACAATTTTCAGGAAGTAGTCAGATAGGTATAGCAACTGTTGGAGAAGAATACGCAGTTTCAAATTTTATAATTGAAGTTGAAAAGACTGTTGGGAGTACAACAACAAGATCTCTCGCTCAATTAAATGCAGTTCATTATAATGTAAATTTACCAACTAATAAATATTTGGCAAATATTACTTATAATGTTGTTGGAAATTTTGATGATTTAGATTTTGATCTAACTTTTGATCCAGGTTCAAATAATTACACTCTTTCTTACATTCCTTTTGAAAATGCGGCTTTTGATGTAAAGTTATCTCAAAAAAGTATATTAAGATCCACAAATCCATTATTGTAAAATAAAATGCCAGTATCAGGTTCTACAAATTCAGTTTTAATACCAACTAGTTTTGGTACTAATGCTTTTAATTTAAAGTCAAAAGGTGATTCAATTTTTTTTAAAATTTTTGATGGGTCAAGTATAGAAACTGTAGATTTAAATAGAGATAAAATAACTATTAAAAATCACTTTTTTAAAACGGGTGAAAAATTAACATATAGAATTGAGGAAGGTGGAGAAAAAATAGGAATTTCTCCATCAAGTCCTGGAAATACTTTATCAACTACATTTTTACCAGATGAAGTATATCCTTTAGTTATTGATTCTGATAATATAAGTCTTGCTTTTAGCCCTTCATTAGCAGAATCAGGTCAAGTTATAGATTTAACTTCTGTAGGAATTGGTACAATTCAATCTTTAGAAGTTGAAAAGCAAAATGCAAAGTGTTTAATTTCAATTGATAATATAATTCAATCTCCAGTTTCTGTTGCTGCTACCGTTGGTATATTAGATTTTACTTCAAGTAGTTTGACTTTAGATAGTTTAGATAATATAAAAATTGGAACAACTCTCAGAGTATCCAATGAATTAGTAAAAGTGACAAGAATTATTTTTGAAGATAGCAGAGTAAGTATATTGAGAGGTGAACAATATTTGGGAACAGAAAAGGAAGATTTTACACCTTCAACTACAATGGCTGAAGTAATGTCTGGACAATATAATATTGTCAAAGATGTTATTTATTTTACAGATGCTCCATTTGAAGGAATTAGATTGAAGTTTGATATACCTACTTCAGATTTGGATTATGAAAATAATTCCTTTAATTTATTTGATAGTGGAATAGAAACTGGATCTTTAATATCAATATCATCACAAAATCCTCCAGAGGGTTTAGATAAATCTACTAGATTCTTTGCTATTAAAAACTTTAATAATAATTTTAGTTTTGCTGAAACATTTACAAAAGCAATATCTGGAGAAAAAATAGAATTTCAAAATTTAGGTGGAATTGATCCAACATCAAAAGTTGAAGATATTGAGTTAACTTTCATAGATATTTCTGGTGGTAGCAGTTTTTCTGGTAGAGCTTTTCTTAGGAGTGATTATAGTGGAAATGCAGTATTTGATGATTTTTCTGAGGAGTTTAATGGTATAACAACTTCTTTCGAATTGAAGGAATCTGGAATATCGACTGTTGGTATAAAATCTGAAAATGGTATTGTATTAATTAATAATTTATTTCAATTTCCAGGTTTTGATGAATCATTTAGTTTTGATGATGATTCTGGTTCTTCAACTAATATAGTTTTTACAGGAATATCTTCAGCAAATGGATTTACTACTAGTAAAGATTACGATGTTAACATAAGAGGTCTTCCTAGAAATGGTATAATAGTTGCATATGGAACAAGCAATGGAACTAACTATCAACCTCAAAGATCAGCAGTTTTATCTGTTACTGAAGTAGTTCAAGATGCAAATGGAAATTTTATTGTTGATTCTGATAATATTGGAATTGCTTTTAGTGGATCAGGTTATAGAAATGTTCCAGGTTCTGTAACTTCTATATTCTTTGAAGATAAATTTGGTAATAAAGTTTCAGGAATTGGTACAGCAATAATTGAAAATGGAAATGTAACTGGTGTTGATATGATTCAAGGTTCAACATTTATATTATTAGAAGATGAACCAAATGTAAAAATAGATCCACCAATATCATACTCAAATCTTGAATTTTCTGGATCTACAAATGGAGTCGGTGCTAGAGTATCATTAAAGATAAATGATGATGGAACAATATCAAATTTAATTCTTACTAATCCAGGATATGGATATACAGTTGGAGAAGTTCTTACAATTCCATCTATTGTAGGGACATCTACTCAAATTTCTTCTGAAGAAATAGAGTTTACAGTCGAAAGAGTTGAAAAGGATAAATTTTCAGCTTGGAATATTGGTATACTAAGAAAATTAGATGATTTAGGACCACTTTCAAATGGAGTAAGAAGAACTTTTAATATAAAGGAAAATGGAGAACTTTTAAGTTTGGAATCTAGTCCAGGTTCAGATATAGAGATTTCTCAAAATGTTTTAGTGTTTGTAAATGATGTTTTACAAATACCTAATGAATCATATTCATTTGAAGGAGGAACTCAAATTATATTCTCTGAAGCACCTCCTGAAGGAAGTACTATAAAAATATATTTTTATGCTGGTAGTGAAAACGATACCTCTATTGTCAATGTAATTCCCCCTATAGAAATTGGAGATAACGTTAAAGTTAAGAAAAATTTTGAAGAAAATCCACAAACTCAGCTCAAAAGAACTGTCAAGAGAATCATATCTTCTGACATTTTAAAAACTGAAATTTATAGTGATAAAGGACTTTCTTTCGACGCTGCTACGTTTAGACCAGTAGACTTAACCCCTCAAAAAAGAGATATATTAGTTGGTGGAGAAAAAATAAGTAAATCTAGGGAATCTTTAAATTCTAAAATTGATATTTTTGAACTACAAGTTATTACAACTGGAACTTTTGTAGGTGTTAATACAAATACTGTAGGAATTGATACAACTTCAATTGAGATTGGAGATTATATAGAATCTGTTTATACTGGAATTGGTATAACAATATCATCAATTTCTACTGGTGAAGTTGGTCTTTCTACTAATTCTAATTCCGATCCTGGAACTAATACAGTAAATTGTTCTATATTTAGAAAACTCTGATTAAAGTACAATAGCATAAAAAATTGATAAATAGGGATAAACTAGAATTTTAAAATGCCAGCAATTATAACAGATAATTTAAAGATTCAAAATTGTTCTAATTTTGTTTCTCAAATTGCAGGTTCTGATAGCAATTACTACATCTCTATTGGTATTGCTAATCCTGATTTTTACTTTTCAGATTTTGACACAAATCCACCAGCACCTATAGATAATACAACTTATTTAAATTTCTATAGAGATAATATTCTTGGAGTCAAAAAAATAACAGCATCAGATGTAATTAGAGTTGTTCCAAAAGTTGAATGGAAAAGAGGAACTACTTATGATCTTTATAGACACGATTATAGCGTAAACAATACTACTAAAGTAACTGGTTTTAGCAGTTTATATGATAGTAATTTTTATGTTGTAAATGATTTTAAAGTTTATCTCTGCTTGAATAACGGTGCTTCATCTTCTAATAGTATGAAGGGAGTTCCTTCTACTATAGCTCCAGTTCAAACTGATACAGCAGACTTAACAGACAAAGGAGATGGATATGTATGGAAGTACCTATACACAATTAGTCCTGGAGATTTTTTAAAGTATGATTCAACTAATTTCATTTCAGTTCCAAATAATTGGTTAACTTCTTCAGATGCTGCAATTGTTTCCGTTAGAGAGAGTGCCACAGATGGTGAAATAAAAACTATTTTAATTGAAAGGGCAGCAAAATATAATATTACATCAAATACTGTAACCTGTAACATTGAAGGAGATGGTACTGGAGGAACTGCATCAGTAACTTTTGATAGTCTTGGAAATCCAAATAAAGTTCAAGTTTTAACCGGAGGTTCTGGATACACATTTGCAACTTTAAATTTAGACGCTGTAGTTTCTCCAATCGATACTAATAATAAAGCAATATTTAATGTTATTATTCCTCCAGAAGGTGGACACGGTGCTGATATATACAGAGAGTTAGGGGCAAATAGAGTTTTAATTTATTCTAGAATAGAAAACTCATCAACAAATCCAGACTTTATTGAAAATAATCAATTTGCATCAGTTGGAATAATAAAGGATGTTAAGAGTTATAAAAGTTCTTCACTTTTCACATCAGATACTGGATCAGGTGTATATGGTATATCACTCAACACTTCAGAACAACTTACACCCGATGCTCTTATAGAGCAATCATCATCTGGTGGAACTGCTAGAGGATCTTTGGTCACTAGTAAGTTTTATGGTACTGAAAATATAACTATAGTAAAATATTCTCAAACTAGAGATTATTATACTGATTCTTATAGTGAAGGAAATGTTGTAAATATATTTGACCCGTTTATAGTAAATCCAAATTTTTCGGGGTTAAATAATTCTTCAGTATACAAATTTATAGAATTTGATTCTTCTAATCCAGTAACAATTAATAATAATAGTTACAATGTTTCATCTAGTTTCAATGGAGATGAAATTAATTCAGAATCTCTTGGTCAAGAATTTACATCAGGCATATCAAAACCTGACATAAATACAAAGAGTGGTGATATTTTGTACGTAGATAATCGAGTACCTGTAAATAGATCACCAGATCAAAGAGAAGACATTAAAATTATTATAGAGTTCTAAAAATGTCACAAAGCACAAATTTAAATGTCAATCCATATTATGACGATTTTGATTCCCAGAAAAACTACTATAAAGTACTTTTTAAACCTGGAGTAACAGTTCAGGCTAGAGAACTTACAACTCTACAGTCGATTTTACAAGATCAAATTGAAAAGTTTGGTAGTAGTTTTTATGCAAATGGTGGTATTGTAATTCCAGGAAACTTTGCTTATGACGGAACTTTTACTTGTGTTGAAGTAGAATCTACGTACAAAGGAGTTGATGTAGAAACATATTTTAATTCTTTAATTGGAAAAATTGTAAAAGGTAAAAATACAGGAATTACTGCAAAAATAGAAAGTGTTTTATCTAGAAATAATTCTATAAGAGATACAACAACTTTATATGTTAAGTATCAAAATTCTTCCTCAGAGGACTTTTCTACAGAAATTTTTGAAAATGGTGAGGAATTATCAGTAACTTCTGATGTATCAATAGGAAGTACTTTAATTGAATCTGGACAGGATGTTTTTAGAGTAATTTCTCCACTTGATAGAAGTGCTTGTTCTGTTGGTTCTTCTGCAAAAATTGAGTCTGGAGTTTACTTTGTAAGGGGATTCTTCGTAGATATAGACTCAGACTTAATTATACTTGATCAATATACTAATACTCCTTCATATAGAGTTGGATTAAAGATAACTGAAAGTATTGTAGATGCTAATGATGATTCTTCACTATTTGATAATGCTCAAGGATTTTCAAATTTTGCTGCACCAGGGGCAGATAGATTTAAAATATCATTAACTTTAACTAAAAAGGAAACTGATGACTTCATTGATAATGATTTTATCGAACTATTTAAAGTTGAAAATGGTATAGTTAAAAAGATCAGGCAAAATGATCAATTCTCATTTATAAATGAAATTTTAGCAAGAAGAACTTTTGATGAATCTGGAAATTATTATGTTTCTCCTTTTGCAGTAGAATCTTTTGAATCTTTAAATGATAGATTGGGAAATCAAGGATTATATTTAAGTAATGAGAAAACTCCTGATGGATCTACTCCGTCAGATGACTTAGCGGTATTGAAAGTATCTCCAGGAAAAGCTTATGTAAAGGGATTTGAAATATCAACTTCAGATGAGATTTTAGATTTACCAAAACCAAGAATTACTAAAGAAGTAGAATCTTCATCTAGTAATTTTTATGCTGCTAATTTAATTAAAGTTAATAATGTTCAAAGTTTACCTAAAATAGGTCTAACTACTGATTTTACAGTATCTCTTTATGATACTAGATTGGATGGTTCTGCTTCAGTTTCAGCAGGAACTACAATTGGACTTGCAAAAATATATGATTTTGAATCTGACAATACTTCTTATGTAGATGCATCAAGTCAATCTAACTTGTACCTATTTGACATTCAGACATACACAAACTTGACTTTGAGTAGTTCGGTAAGTGCAGGAATGGGAGAGTATATTCAGGGACAATATAGCAACGCCTCAGGATATGTTCAATCTGGTTCTGGTGGTAATTTATCTTTATATCAAGTTTCTGGTGAATTTGTAGATAATGAACCTTTAATAATTTCAGGTATTTCTACAAATACAACTATTACTGACATTGAAGATTACTCTATACAAGATGTAAAATCTGTTGGATTTGATAGTGATTTTGCTGCAGATACACTATTATCTAAAGAATTACTAGTTGATGGACCATTTGATTTTCAATCATCAGCAGGAGTTGCTACAATTACTAGATTTGATGGGAGTTCATTTGCTACTGGATTTAAAGTTAATGATATTGTAAAATATTCCAGAACTGGTGGATCTGACGAACCAAGGTTTGCTAGAATTACTAGCATCAATTCTTCTTTAACTGGAATTGGAGTTACTGATGTAGCTAATGTTGCAAATGTTTGTACTGGAGATATTGAAACCACTACAACTCTACAAACTATTAAAATAATTAGACCAGAAGTTCTAAACTTTGAGGATTCTTCATTATATTCAAGACTCAATAATACTAATATTTCAGAAATTAGTTTCTTAAATTCCAGTATTTTTATTAAGAAGTACTATGATGGTCAAACTATTTCTGGCAGTTCTATTACACTTCCATCTCTACTCAATACAGATTTTGTCTATGCAGCTTTTGACGAGGAGAGATATAGTCTAGTAGACGACTCTGGTAATGGTGTAAATTTATCTTCTGCAACATTTAATATTACAAATGGTGGAAAAGATGCAGAATTTACAGGATTAAGCGTAGCAACTGGTTCTTCAGTAAAAATAATAACTACTCAAATTAAATCAAATGTTTCACAAAAATTCAAAAAATTACAAAAAGCACAATCAATTGTACTAAACAGAACAAAATACAGTCCCACTAGAAATGGGGGGTTAACTAATTCTACTGTATATGGAACTAGAGTTGAAGATAATGAAATAAGTTTAAATTATGCAGATGTAGTTGAAGTTTATGGAGTATATCAATCTTCAACCACATCAGATCCAGAATTACCTTCTATTACATTTTCTGGTGCAAATTCTAGTAATATGAAACTAGGAGAAGTTTTAATAGGAAAAACTTCTGGTGCTGTTGCAGTTTATGTAGAGCAAAACTCAAATAGTAAAATTTCTTTCGTTTATAAGTCAAACAATAAGTTTATTGTAAATGAATTTGTTGAATTTCAAGAGTCTTCGCAAACTGCAACAGTATTAACTGTAAATGAAGGTGAAGAAAATATAATTTCAGACTTTATCTTAGATAACGGTCAAAGAAAGCAGTTTTATGATTTTGGCAGGTTAGTAAGAAAAGAATCTACAAAAGAGCCTTCTTCTAGATTGAAAATTGTATTTGATTATTTTAAGTTTGAATCAACAGATTCTGGAGACTTAGTTGGAGCAAATAGTTATCAAGAATTTTTAGATAAAGATAAAATTCCATTCTTTAATGGTTTGAGAAATTCTGACTCAATTGATATTAGACCAAGAGTATCTGATTACAGTACTGCATCGTCTATGAGTCCATTTGATTTTAAATCAAGGTCTTTCGATACTAGTTCAAATAACTCTACACAAGTGCTTTCTTCCAATGAATCTATAGTTTTTGATTATAGTTTCTATTTACCTAGAATTGATAAACTAACTTTAGATAAAAATGGTAAATTTGATTTGGTATTTGGTGAATCTAGTGAAACACCATTTAAACCACAAATATCAGAAGAAGTACTAGATGTTGCAACAATTTTAAGTTCTGCTTATGTTTATGATGTAAACAGAGATATTGATATTGTATTAACTGACAATAAAAGATTTACTTTTTCTGATATAAGAGATATTGAAAAGAGAGTTGATAATCTTGAATTGTCAAGTACATTATCTCTTCTTGAAGTTGACACTAAAAATCTTTTAATTCAAGATTCTGAAGGTTTCAATAGATTCAAGTCTGGATTTTTTGTAGATGATTTCCAAAATTTTGATACTTCAGATGTTGAATCACCAATTTTCAAAGCAAATATTAGTAATGGATCTTTAAAGTCTGAAGTAAATAAAAACAGAATTACACTTAAGTTAGATTCAAATACTAATACTCAAATAACTGGGCATACACTGACATTAAGTTATACTGAGAATGATTATCAAAAACAACCATTTGCAAGTAGAATTGTAAATGTAAATCCATTTAATATTGTAACTTGGACTGGAAAACTTGAATTAAATCCATCTAATGATAGTTGGACCATAGAAGTTTCTTCTTCTGAAAGAGTTGGTAGTGCTACAAGAGGGGGTGAAACAGAGGTTATTAGATCTTCTAGATCTGTAGAATTCATTAGATCTAGAAATATAGAGTTCATTGGAACTAGATTAAAACCTTCTACTGAGTTTAGTTTGATATTTGACTCTAGAAATCTCTCATCAAATTTAGCAGGAACTACTTATGCATTCCCCAAATTACTACAAATAACAAATGTAGTTGGAACATTTAATGTTGGCGAGACTGTTAATGGATTTGATAATAATGGAAATAGAATCTCATTTAGAACTTGTACAGCAAATCATAAGACTGGAGTATTCAACAATCCAGATTCAACTTATAATATTAATCCTTATGATCCAACTGTACAACTTCCTTCAAGTTATGGTCCACAGTCTACAGTATTGAATGTTGATACATCATCATTACAAATTTCAAACGAATCTTCTTTCTTTGGAAATGCTACTTCTGGTATGAGATTGTTTGGAACAGAAAGTGGAGCAATAGCAACAATATCTGCATTAAAACTAGTATCAGATGATAACGGAACTTTAATAGGAAGTGTATTTATTCCTGATCCAGATTCAAGTTCATTGAAATTTAGAACTGGTAATGCTTCTGTGAAGTTAACTACATCTACTGCAGGTTTAGGAGTTCCAGGAGAATTTACCAGCACTGCAGAAACTGTCTTTAATACTTCAGGAACTAGAATAGAGATTAGGACTGTTACTTATTATGATCCTCTAGCACAGACATTCATTGTAGATGAACCTGAAGGGATTTTCCCAACTTCTATTGATGTTTTCTTTGCTACTAAAGACGATACAATACCAGTTACACTTCAGATTAGAGAAGTTATAAACGGTATTCCAGGTGGTCCCGATAAGATTGTTGGAAGTTTAGAAAAGATTTTAAATCCAAATGAAGTTAAAGTTAGTAACGATTCTTCGGTAGCAACAAACTTCAAGTTTGATAATCTAACTAGATTAGAAGGAGGTAGAGAATATGCTATTGTTCTTATTTCTGATTCAAGCGACTATCAAGTTTGGATTTCTAGAGTAGGGGAAATTGAAATTTCTACACAATCATTCACTGAAGCTCAGAAGGTTTTAATCAGTAAGCAACCATCTTTAGGATCTTTATTTAAATCCCAAAATGGAACTACTTGGATTCCAACTCCAGAAGATGATCTTAAATTTACAATTAAGAATGCTAAATTTAATACTACAGGAGGAACTTCAACATTCTTCAATAGTGAAGTTAATGCAAGATCAAATGAAAATAAACTTGCTCCAAATTCAATCTTCTCAATATCAACAGATGCCTCAGAATTCAATAATGGAAGATATATTCTAGTTTTCCATCCAAATCACGGAATGTATTCATCAACTAATAAAGTTGTTATTGAGGGAGTTAAATCAGATATTCTTCCAGAAAAATTAACAATTGGGTATGGTATTACATCTTCTGGTGCAATAGACGTATCAGATTCTACAATATTCCAACAATTTGAAGGATCTACAGTTAGTAATTCTGATGCTTATATTGAGATTAATGGTGAGATTATAAAATATGAAAATGTTTCTGGAAATCAATTAACTGATATTACAAGAGGTCAATTTGGAACTAAACAATTAGATCATCCAGTAAATTCTTTAGTACGTAAGTATGAATTTAACAATGTTTCTTTGGCAGGAATAAATACGGAACACGATGTAATTAGTCCAACAATAGATTCTTACTATGTACAAGTAGAAGCTGGAAAACAATTCAGCGAAAGTAAATTTGGTGGTGGTGATAAAATATTTGCCTCAAGAAATAAGCAATTTAGTAAATTAGAATTTGAGAATAATTTTGTTAGAAAATTTGAATCCACTTCTGTAGATTCTTCTATTAGAACAGTAAGTTCTACTAGTGTAGATGGAACAGAAGTATCATTTAAAGATAAAGGATTTGAATCTGTCGGTATTAATAGTACAAATACATTTACAGATCCAAGAATGGTTTGCTCTAGAGTTAATGAAACTACATCATTAAATTCCAATCAATTCAAGGATAATAAGTCATTCACTTTACAATTAACATTATCAACTGATAATGAAGACTTATCTCCTGTAATAAATTTGAATAATTCAAATTTAATTGTAGAAAATAATAGAATAAATCAACCAATTAGCACAAATTCTTATCCTGTAGACGGTAGAGTTAATTCAAATGTTGATGATCCAAATGCTTTAATTTATGTTTCTAATAGGATTGAATTGGCGCAAAGTGCATCTTCAATAAAGGTTTTACTTTCAGCATTCAGATCACAATTTTCTGATATTAGAGTTCTTTATAAGATTTTTAGGGACGATACTCCAGATGAAAGTCAAGTTTGGCAATTATTCCCAGGATATTTTAATCTTGATGTAAATAATCAAATTGTTGATCCTTCTAAAAATGATGGAAGATCTGACAAATTAGTTCCTTCTAGTTTTGAAAATGAATATCGTGAATATTCATTCACTATTGATGATGTACCACAATTTACATCATTTGCTATAAAAATTATTGGAACAAGTACAAATCAAGCATACACACCAATTATAGAAGATCTAAGAGTTATTGCATTAAAATGAGCAAATTTGCTAAAATAGATGGACATCAAAATTTAATAAGAGACATTAAATCAAATGCTATAATAAATACTGACATATCTGAAGGAAATAATTATTTTCAAAACAGAAAAAAGAGAAAAGAAGATGAAGAAACTATGAAAAAATTAAAAAACGATATTGACTTTTTAAAATCTTCTATTGATGAAATTAAATCTTTAGTTAAGGGGTTGAAAAATGAAAAGTAATGAAATTGAATTAAAAAATATTTCAAAGTCTTTTCTTTTTGAAAATTTATCAAGAGACATAGACTCTATTGAAGATATTAATGCATTGAAAAATATATGTAAATCTTGTGTAAAACTCTATTTGAAGCAACAAGAAACATTAAAAGAAATAGTTCTAAATAGTTAAAAAGTAAAAATAATGGCAAAACCCGCATCAAGACAAGAATTAAAAGATTATGCTTTAAGACAACTTGGTGCTCCAGTTTTAGAAATCAATGTTGACGATGAGCAAATGGATGATCGTTTAGATGACGCTCTTCAACTTTTTTATGAACGTCATTTTGATGGTGTGGAGAGAGTTTATCTAAAGTATAAATTAACTGAAGATGACATTAAAAGAGGTAGAGCAAGAGGTGGAGATGAAACTCTTGGTATTACAACTTCCACTACTTCTAGTGGAAACTTTGAAGAGAATTCTAATTTTATAAATTTGCCAGACTTTGTTATTGGTGTAGAAAGAATTTTTAAATTCGATACAAGTACTGTTACTAATAATTTTTTCAATTACAAGTATCAACTTTTCTTGAATGATGTCGCTTTTAATGTTGGTTATGGTGGACTTTTAAATTATTCAATGGTAAGAACTTATGTTGAAGAAATTGATTTTTTACTTTCAACAACTAAGCAAATTAGATTTAACAAAAGAAATAATAGATTATATTTAGATGTTGATTGGGGAACAGCAGTAAAAGATACTTACATTATTATAGATTGCCAGAGAATTATGGATCCATCAAAATATACTGGAGTTTATAATGATTCTTGGTTAAAAATGTATTTTACTGCTCTTCTTAAGAAACAATGGGGACAAAATTTAATTAAGTTTCAAGGAGTAAGACTTCCAGGTGGAGTAGAACTTAATGGAAGACAAATTTATGACGATGCTGTTAATGAATTAGAATCGATAAGACAAAGAATGATGAGTGAATACGAAACTGCTCCTTTTGATGCCATAGGATAATATGTTAAATCCATTTTTTCTAAACGGTAGTAATGGTGAACAGGGTCTCGTTCAAGACCTTATTAATGAGCAGCTTAAAATTTATGGAATAGAAGTTTACTACTTACCTAGAGCTATTTTTTCCGAAGGAAAGGTAATTAGGGAAGCTATATACTCAAAATTTCAAAATGCATTTCCAATTGAAGCCTACGTTCAAAATTTTGAGGGTTTTCAAGATAATACTGTTTTAATGAGTAAATTTGGAGTTAGAGTTACTGATGAACTTAATTTAATAATCTCAAAAGAAAGGTTTGAATTATATATTGGTGAGATTATGAAATCAATTCCAAATGTAAAAAACTTTTCTAGACCAAATGAAGGAGATCTAATTTATGTTCCATTAACTGAAAGTTTAATGGAAATTAAATTTGTAGAAAATAGAAGACCATTCTTTCAATTGCAAAAAATTTATGTTTATGAATTAAGATGTGAATTATATGAATTAGAAGATGATGAAATTAAAACTGGGATAACTGATATTGATAAACAATTTAAAGACGAAAGTTATTCAGCAACATTAACTCTTTCTGGTATAGGAGTAACAGCAACAGCAACTTCAACAATAGTTGATGGTGGAATACAAACTGTTGATATTATAAACGGTGGATATGGATTTAGTTCTACACCATCAATAGTAATAAGTTCTCCAACATCTGGAACTCAAGCTAGAGTTGTAGGTACTACAACAAGTTCAACATCATTAACTTCTAAATTAAACATAAATAAAGTTTACATAGAAGATGGTGGTAGTGGTTACACTAAAAAACCAACAATATCTTTATTTGGTGGAGGTGGAACTGGCGCATCATTTAATGTTGGAATTTCTACAACTGGATCTGTAGGATTTGTATCAATTGCAAATACAGGTCAAGGATACACTTCTATACCAAATGTAATATTTTCTTCTCCTCCTGGTGCTGGTGTAACTGCCACTGGAGAAGCAGTATTAAATTCAACAGGAGGAATATCTACAGTTAGAATGACAAATTGTGGTTCTGGATATTTAACTGCCCCAACAGTTACAATATCAGCAGGATCTACTATATCTACTGGTAACTTTAAGTTCAACGAAACAGTGACTGGATCTATATCTAATGCTACTGGATTAGTTAGAGACTGGGATCCTGATACCAGAGTTTTAAAAGTTTATGGTCAAGGAAAAGATTTTATTGTTGGAGATCTTGTAAAAGGATCAGATTCATCTGCTGAATATTTCATTCAAAAATATAATACTTTTGAGTCTGATACAGAATACGATCAAAATGAAATTATTCAGGAAGAATCGGACAATATTCTTCAGTTTGATGAGATAAATCCTTTCGGAGAAGTTTAATTGGTTAAATAATAACTACAGAGGTTAAGAAAATGTTTGGAACTTACTTTTATAATAAAATAATTACAAAACACGTTGTAGCATTTGGCACGTTATTTAATAATATATCTATTAAAAAGCAAGACCAATCTGAAAATGATCTTTCTATTTTTAAAGTTCCAATTTCTTACGGGCCAGTACAAAAATTTTTAGCAAGGATTGAACAAGATCCAAATGCAAGTAGAAAGATTGCAACAACCTTGCCAAGAATGTCTTTCGAAATGGTTTCTATTGATTACGATGGAACTAGAAAATCTTCTGTAATTCAAAAATTCAAAACAGCATCGGCAACTGATAGTACTGATATTAAAAATGTTTTTGTGCCGACTCCGTATAATATTCAATTTGAGTTGAATATTATGTCAAAGCTTCAAGATGATGTACTTCAGATCATAGAACAAATACTACCATTTTTTCAACCATCTTTCAATCTTTCAATTAATTTTATTCCTCAAATTAATGAAATTAAAGATGTTCCAATAATATTAAATAGAATTAATTTTAGAGATAATTACGAAGAAGATTTCAGAACTAGAAAGATTATAAATTATACATTAACTTTTACATTAAAAACATACTTATATAGTGAAATTCCATCAGATCAAGATGGTCTAATTAAAAAGGTTCAGGTCGATTATGCAACTGATGCATTGAGGAGTGCTAAGAGAGAAATTAGATACACATCAACTCCAAAAGCTCTTGAAGACTATAACGATGATGGTCAGATAAACTCTCTTGACGATCCATTTATTGAAATTGGAGATGATTTCGGATTCAACAGAGATCTACAAGAATTCTCAGACTTTAAAACTTACAGTCCAAATCAAGGAATTGATGTTGATGTATGAGTATGATGGAAAAAAAGTATGAAGGATTAGAAAAAGCTTTAAATATCAAAACTGATATTGAGCAATCTGTCGATACAGAAATAGTATCAAATGAAATTGTAGATGTTAGTTCTGACGAAAAAGAATCTAACGATTCAGAAAAAGATTATGAATATACTAGAGAAAATCTTTATAAGTTAATAGATAGAGGTCAAGAAGCAATTGAAGGAATTCTTGAATTAGCACAGGAATCTGAACATCCAAGAGCATTTGAAGTTGCTGGTCAGTTAATTAAATCTGTTGGAGACGTTACAGATAAATTATTAGATCTTCAGAAGAAGATGAAGGATTTAGATGCTCCAACTAAAAAAGGAAACACAACAGTAAATAATGCACTTTTTGTTGGTTCTACAGCAGAATTATCTAAACTTTTAAAACAAGGTCTTCTAAATAATAAAGAAGAATAATCTTAACTCATGAAATCAATTAATTTAAATGAGGAGGGACTACGTGATTGGTTTGGAAAGTCCAAATCTAAAGATGGTAAAAAAGGTTGGGTTAATGTTGTAACAGGTGATTCTTGTGCAAGTGACAAGCCTGGTGAGGGAATTCCTAAGTGCGTATCTTCTGCAAAAAGAAATAGTATGTCAAAGAAAGAGAGACTTGCTGCAGCTGCTGCAAAAAGAAGAGAAGATCCAGCACAGCAGAAAAAGTCTGGTGCATCTGCGCCAACTATGGTAAAAACCGACAGAGAAACTAGGAAGGAAGAAATGGACACAAGAAGAGCACCAGCAGAATTAGTTGCTAGATTAAGTGCCAGAAGAGAAGGAGAAATGGCAAAAGATGGACCTAATAAAGCAGCATATGATGCTAAGCAAAGACTTCTTGCTAAAACAAAAGCAAAAAGAACTAAAAATGAAGAAGTGGAGTTAGAAGAAGCAAAGGATAAGAAAGGTAAGGGTAGTGGTAATAAAGATGCTTGCTATAGTAAAGTAAAATCACGTTACAGCGTTTGGCCATCTGCTTATGCATCTGGAGCATTAGTAAAATGTAGAAAGGTAGGTGCAAAAAATTGGGGAAATAAGTCTGAGTCT